GGTGTCACAGGTTACAGAGTGGGTAGAGTATTAGAAGGTGAGTTTGATAACGTAGCAGATGCTATAAAAGAACAAGCTAAACAGCCTAAACAACCTAAGCCTGATCCTGAGATGATGAAGATTCAAATGGAAGCTCAAGCTAGACAAGCTGAATTACAAAATCAAGCACAAGCCAGAGAACATGAGTTACAATTAGAAGCTCAAAAACAACAAGCTCAAGCACAAAACGACATGAAAGAACGTCAACATAAAGCAGAGTTGGATCAATTCTTAGAGCAACAAAAATTAGAGTTTGAAAAATGGAAAACACAGTTAGATAATGAAACTAAGATTATGATTGCTGAAATGGATGCTAAGACAAAACTTAAACAACAATATATGCAAGCTAATCCTACATTAGATCCATTATTAGATATTGATATGAATGGTAACGCACACTTGACAGATGAAATTACAGGTGTATTACACGCAGTCAATAATAACATGATGGACTTACTACAAGCTAACCAAGAACACAATTCTAACTTAGCTATGAACCAAGATATGGCCCATCAAGCTCTTGTAGAACAACTTACAAGACCTAAACAAATTGTTCGTGATGCTAACGGTAAGATCATAGGGGTTAAATAATGGCAGTAACCATTAAACATGCTAAAACGGATACGATTGCCGATTGGACACAACCAGATTTAGATGCACAGATTGCATTAGGTAACTTTCCACCAGGCACACTTATAGCAGACATTGTTTTGCCTAGTGATTGGAATAATGACCATAATCTTACAGGCACAGTTCCTGTAGCTAACGGTGGTACAGGCGTTACAACATCTAGCGGTGCTAACTCTGTAGTATTAAGAGATGCTAATGCTAATATCACTACTAATTGTTTATTTGAAGGTTATACAACTCAAGCAGCAAGTGGAACACCAATAGTTCTTACTGCATCATCTGCTCAAAATTTTCAAATTACAGGTTCTGGTGGTCAAACAATTAAATTACCAGATGCTACTACACTACCTAATGGTGCATTATTTACATTTAATAATAATCAATCATCAGGCACAATTGTAGTTCAAAACAATTCTAGTACTACTGTTGATACTTTACAATCAGGTGCATTTAGCACAGTTGTTTTATTAGATAATTCTACTGCTGCTGGATCATGGGATAGACATAATCAATCACCATCTAATGTATCTTGGTCAACAAACACATTTGATTATCCAGGCTCTATTACATCAGCTACATGGAATGGTAATGCTATTGCTTTAAATCGTGGTGGAACTAATGCTAACTTAACTGCTGTCAATGGTGGTGCAGTATATTCTACAGGCACAGCATTAGCTATTACGGCTGCTGGTACTGCTGGACAAGTATTACAATCTAATGGTGCTGCTGCTCCTACATGGGTAACTTCACCTACTGCTGGTGCTGGTGGTTCTAATACACAAATACAATATAACAATTCAGGTGTATTAGCAGGTTCTGCAAACTTTACCTTTAACGGTACAACAGTTACCACAGCTAATGACTTATCCGTATCAGGAATTACAGTTGGTATTGGTGCTGGTGCTATCAGTACTAATGTGGCTATGGGTGGTTCTGCTTTAGCTTCTAATACTACAGGTGCATTTAACGTAGCAATAGGTAATCAAGCATTAAACAAAAACACAACAGCAAATAATAATGTTGCAATAGGTCTTTCTGCATCATTAAATAATACAATTGGAACAACCAATGTTGCTGTAGGTAGATCAGCTTTACTTAATAATACAACAGGTTCAAGTAATACTGGACTAGGATATTTTGCATTGTCATCTGCTACAACAGCAGTTGCTACATTAGGTTCTATTACAGGTGGTTCAGGTTATACCAATGGTTCTTATGGACCTGTAGCTATGTCAGCAGTATCAGGTGCTACATTTGTTACATATCCAACAGTCAACGTCACAGTATCAGGTGGTGCAGTAACAGCAGTTACATTAGTTACTAATGGTGTAGGTGCATCATCAACAGCAGCTACAGTTTTAACAGTGGCAGCAGCTCTTATAGGTGGAACAGGAAGTGGCTTTAGTATTCCTGTGGCTACTTTTGCTACAGGTGGTAATAACACAGCAGTGGGATATCAGGCTTTACAGGCTAATACGACAGCAAGTTCTAGCACTGCAATAGGTTATGCAGCATTATTAAATAATACAACAGGCGCACAAAATACTGCTGTAGGTACTCAAGCATTACAAGCAAATACTACAGGCACTACAAGTACTGCTGTTGGTTATCAAGCTGCTATAAGCACTACTACTGCCAACGTAGATGCTTTTGGCTATCAAGCATTAAGATTTAATACTACTGGAACAAATAATGCTGCATTTGCTAGAGGTGCTTTAAGTGGTAATATATTAGGAGCAAATAATACTGCTGTAGGATTTAGTGCTTTAACAGCAAATACAACAAACGTAGCAACATTAGGCTCTATAACTGCTGGTGGTACTGGCTATAATGGTGGAGCTTCAGGTGGACCACTCACAGTACAAGCATCATTATCTAGCGGTTCTGCTGCTACAACTTATCCTACATTATCTATTACAGTAACTTCAGGTGTTATTACTGCTGCAACATTAGTAACTAATGGCGTAGGTTTTGTAGACACAACCACAGTATTAACAGTTACATCTGCCGCTATGGTAACAGCAGGTTTTGCAGCTGGTGGTTCAGGATTTACAGTACCTGTTGCTACTTTACAATCAGGTGGTAATAACACAGCTATTGGTTATCAAGCTCTTACTGCTAATACGACAGGCTCATCTAATGTTGGTGTAGGCTTACAAGCTCTAAATCTTAATACTACTGGTGCTCAAAATGTAGCTATAGGTCAAGCGGCTTTGGCAGCAAATACAACAGCATCTAATAGTGTTGCAGTAGGGCATCAAGCGTTACAAAGTAGTACTGGCACTGGCGGTAATATTGCTATGGGATATAGAGCTGGTAATGCTATTACATCAGGTACAACTAATACTATTCTTGGTCATGTTGCTGCTTTTTCAGGCACTAACAATCTTACTACTGGCTCTAATAATACAATCATAGGTTATAACGCTGCTGCATCTGCTGCAGGCGTGTCTAATGAAATTACGCTTGGTAATAGTTCTTGCACAAGTTTAAGACTTGCACCACTTATTACTGGTTATACATCTGCTGCACCTACAATAGCTTCTGCTGCAACTATAGCACCTACTAAACCAATATCTTTTGTATCAGGCACAACAACCATAGACACTATTACTGCTCCTGCACCATTAACTGGTGGTGGCGGCTCTATCACACTTATTCCTACAGGAATATTTGCTACAAGCATTCTAGGTAATATAGCATTAGCAACTACAGCAGTCGTAGGTAAAGCTCTCATACTTACTTATGATGCAACAACAACTAAATGGTATCCATCTTACTAAAGGTTAAAACATGGCAATAACATATAAATGGTCAGTAACATCTATGTACACTCTACCAATGGTAGATGGTCAAACAGATGTCGTAGTATTAGCACAATGGGCTGTATCAGGCACAGATGGCACATACTCAGAAACATTAGGTAGCAATACAACACAATTCACTATATCTGCTGACGAACCTAACTTTACACCTTATGCTGACTTAACAGAAGAACAAGTGGTAGGCTGGATTAAAAAGATTTTAGGTGAAGATGGTGTAGTAAGTTATGAAGCTACGATTGCAGGCAATATAGTTTCACAAGCTAATCCACCTGTTCAACCTACAGCACAACCATTACCATGGATAACAACTAGCGAAGTAGTGTAATTATGTATTACTCTGGCTTTCAAAGTAATGCTTTCCAAAGCAACGCTTTTCAGATCGTTAGGCAAGTTGTATCTGGCTTTGGTACTAGAGGTGGTTACAAGAAACAAACAGAACATAAAAAAGAACGTGATCATAATAGATCATTTACTAAGTCTGTAAAAGAATCCCTTAGAGAGCTACTAGATGATCCTGTAGCAGTAGAACAAGTAAAAGACATAGTAGCACCTTACTCTAACTCTAAAACGCTTACAGCAAGCTCTATAGACTTTAGATTACTAGCTCAGAATGTAGAAGCAGCACAAAGGCTTATAGCTTTAGCACAAGAATTTCAACAAGAGAAAGATGATGAAATAGCGATTATGCTATTAATGTAATTATGGCTAGATATATACAAGATCCTATTACACATAAACTTATTCCTGCTGACGAGTATTACACACAGGAATCTAATTCGCATTATATTATTACTGATTATCAACCTTATCAGTCTATGGTAACCGGTGAAATGATAGAAGGTCGTAAAGCACATAGAGAACATTTAAAACGTCACAATCTAGTAGTGGCGGAACAGAGTTCAGCAAGACCACAGAAGCCTGACGGTGGTCAGTTGAAAGAGCAAGTGGCACGTCAGGTATATGAAAAACTACGTTATAAATAAGGAGCAATAAATGACA